CAGCTGCCTTAAGTCCTGACTTACAAAGTCGGTCGTACGTAGGTGTCATGATCTCAGGCTGCAAGGCCTTGAGACCTGCCTTCATCATGTCCTGCTCCAGCTGATTGTAGCGCGCCCATGCATCAGGCGTCAGCTGTGCAGTCCATGTTTGCGGGCCGGAGTAGACGATCCTGCTACCATCTCGCTTTAGCGTCGGCTCAGAGTAGTAGTGTTCACGCATTCGCTTCATGGCACTAAGGATCAGATCCCGCCCTGTGGTGTCCTTGCTAGTCGGTGGCCCCAGCGGCTGGACACGTGTCACATCTGATTCGGCGGTGATAAACACAAAGCGGGGGATGAACCCTGAGCTGACATGTTCAGTTGTCAGAAGGCTACAGATCTTGTTACGAATACCACCTGCAAACAGAATTAGTACAGGATCCTTAACCTCGATTGTTTCCTTCTTCAGGATCCTCTTTTGCATCTTACCATCGTACAGCTTGGTAAGAGTCTCTGCCATGCCCGCATAGTAGTCCTTCTTGTTCAACGCGTCCAGTAGTCCGCTGAACTCGTCACGAAGAAAGATCGACGGTTGACTAGGCCTGGTGGAGAGGGAAGACATCAGTCCCTCGATCGAACCATCGGTCGCAAGAATGGCACTGCTGTCCACCTCCTCAAGCAGATCCATTGCAATGTCCATCGCTGTTGACTTGCGGGTCAGCGTGGTGTCTGCCAGGATCATAAACCACAGGTTAGGCTTGAACGTACCAAATGAGGTGGGCAGCCTCACTGATCCGCCTAGCAGTGCTGACAGGATAACAAACGCTCCTGCCTGGTGGTACTGCTTCGCAGCGTCACCGAGTGAACTGGCCCACTTGATATAGTCGTCTACGAAAGTGGTATACCCTTCGAGCTCTTCGCGTTCACGATCAATCAGGAGTGGACCAAGGTGAATCTCAGGCGGTGCTAGTAGGCGCTGGTTCTCCTGGAACCTCTGCCAAGCCTTACATACGTCCTTCCAGAGTTGAAGCTCCGGCCGGCCGTCACGCCTGAACTTGTTACATGCGGAGTCACGTGCAACGATGAAGACCTCTTCCTTACTGAGGCCTGCCTCGAAGCACATCATTTCCAGATTCCACAGGGTCTTACTCCAATCGACACCCTTGTCGGGCTCCATGGAGAAGTGCACGAAAGCCTGTGGAGGTAGATCGTTGTCGTACTTCTCGATGAGCTCTTCACCTGTGAAGTTAGGCAGAGCTTCTGGGAGTTGCTCTTCTACACCTGAGGTCTCAGCCAGTGTTGGGTATCGTGTGAAGTCAACCACTCGGTACTTGTTGGCGCGGTGATCGATAAGTCTAACAGCAACATTGTCGTACTCCGGCTTCCTGTTGTAGGTACCAGGTACACGCATCAGCTGGGTCAGATCCCAGCCTGACTTGTCGGCTCCCTGGAATGCATGGTAGTATGCAATGCGCTTGCTAAGGCTTTCCGCATCGAAAGGATCGACCGGGTCCTCAAAGGCCCAATACGCCTGGTAACGATTGGGTGAGGTCTCAACTGCAAACGTAGGCTTTACGAGGCAGTTGCTCGGATGACACTCATCGAGATCGGACCAAGCGTTGGTGCAAGTAGCAACGCTGTCCTTGTTTCTCTTGGGGCGAGATAGGAGTTGCGGACAGAAGTAAACGTTGTGTGTTGCGGACATGAGGTCGACACGTTGTCCGACCTTAGACATCTCAGCAGGCCAGGCGTAGAACTCTTCCTGGAAGTTTTTCATCCCTGCCTGGAGGTACGCAATGCACAAATACCCTTCCGCCTGCCCGAAGAGATGGGAGAAGAAAGAGGTGTGAATTTGCACTTACCATCCCTCTCGGACTAGGAAGGGGGTGGGTCTAGGTGTACGCATATCCTCGCCATGCCGAACACCTACGTTACCATCTGGGCTAGCACCAGGAGTCGAGGTACTGACCCACCCCCGGATGGATCACGGCAGGAGAGAGCCGGCCTTCTTCGGCTTGCTGGTCGTGTCGCCGAGAGTCATGCCCTCGACCCAGGCCTTGATACCCATGACCTCGTTGCGCTTGTCGTACTCCTGGCCGTCCTTGCCCTTGCTCGCAGGCTTGACCCGAACAGTCACGACCACGTCCCGACCGATCAGGTCCTCACCATCAGGAACCTCGAAGTCACCCTCATGAATGTTGTAACCCAGGGCCTTCATCAGCTGCGACAGGGTGTAGAGTGCGGGCGAGAAGAGCATGCAGTTCGTCCAGATCTTACGGTCCTCGTACTGACCATCCTGAACAGTGAACTGCATACCCCAGTAAGGCTTGCCCGGGTTCTTGCTGTCCGGGCCACACTCACGGTCTTCCACGTCGGTGATCTTCACGTGGTACTCACCGCGAGGAAGCAGCTCGACGGAGCGCGCCTCGGAAGCGGCCTCCTCCGAAGAGAAATTGACTCTCAATCCCATTTTTGTTTCCTCAGTTTAGGCGTTGACTGTTTCGTTGTCGTTGATGTACTTCATGATCTCCGCCATGGTCGGTTCGATCATAACCTGGGGGAGCTTTCCGGTACGGTCCTTAGCCGTACAAGTGTCCGTAGCTTGCGAGAGGAGGAGACGCGTCTGCTTGGTCTCGTTGTTGACTTCCATCTCTCGCATGTACATGAACACTACGATGTCAAGGAACGCTGCGACCTCCTTGGCCAACTTGCCTGAGAGGGAGACCTCCTTGACGGTCAGGCCTGTCTTGTTGTCCTTATCGGACTTCATCAGTGCGGTGAAGATCGTGTTGACCTTCAGGTCACGGAAGGCACGAACGAACTTCCGCATCTGCTCCAGGTTAATGCCCCACTCACGCATCGATGGCACATCGACGTCGCGACTCTCGCCCTTTTCCTCGATGAGCTTCTGCATGATGTTGTACATGTTGAACTTCTGAACTTCAGTCAACGAGTCCAGAATGACTGTACGATACTTGTGGTTACTCGCATACAGCTCGTCGTAGACGGCCTGCATCTCCTTCCAGTTCTCCACACGCACTGTGTCACAATTGGGATAGGAGTGCTTCAGGGTCTCGGTGCCACCCTCGAAGTCCACAACCAGAACGGATCGCATCTCAGGAACGTCGTCGGCAGATCCGGCCAAGCGCGTCTTACCGACGCCGCTGTCACCATAGATCAGGATGTTCAGGTTGGACTCACGCCTGCCTGCCTTGACAACCTTAAGGCCCGCAAACGAAGAAGGGGTTAAAAGCTCAGACACGGTACACTCCGTACGTGAAGACGATGACTAAAGTCAGAACACACACCAGGCAGTAAAGGCGGTAGATCACTCGTTACCCTTGGAATCCGTACTCGGCTGCTTGTCTTCCCAGTAGTGGTATCGACGCTTGTCGAACATCGTTGACAGCGTATAAAGGTAATCCTCGCCTTGGTTCACACCGATGCATGGCTGACGGAAGGCACACGTGTTGCAACCGAAGCGACCTGCGTTAGGATAGATCAACAGGTCAGGGTTAGTCATGTCAAGCGCTTCGAAGTAGACGTTCCGGGCAGCCTGCTTCAGCTCTGTCTCGTTCCTGTGGATAGTGTGTCGCTGGTGGAAGACGCCTCCGTTTTCCTCCAGCCACTCCAAGAACTCATCGTAGCAACCCATCACGTAGGCGCCGTTGTCGTTCTCTTCGACCGTCTTCTTGTACAGGTCGTAGTTGGTGTTCTGACTCTTCGACACACTGTACAGGCATCCGAGTCGGCGCCGCGACAGGGGTTCCGGCGCCTCAGGGAAGCCCTTCTTCTGTTCGTGGTAGATAAAGCCGGCGATGCGAATTCCAATACTCCACAGGGCCCAACAGTAGCGGGTGACCTGGTCGTCGATGAGCAGGAACTCGTCACGATCACCGGCGAGTTGTGCTGCGGTCTTCCAGTCCACAACCCAGTAGCGACCATCGACGCCTTCGAAGATAGCGTCGATGCGACCACCGTAGGTGACAGGCAGGCCCTTCCAGTACCCGAGATGCTCTTCCCAGCTACGACAGCTGCAGTTGAACAACTTGCCGACGATGCTGTCGAGATCCGAATGTATCGTACGCATGTACGCAGTGTAGCGAGCCCAGCAAGTGTCGCACACGCACCAGAGCTGTTCACCAGTATCAGGGTTGGTGACCGGAACTTCGAAGGCGATTTCGACCTTGCGAGGAATCAGATCCTTGTCAAGTTCGGGTGAGACCTCTTCGGCGTGGTATCGAATCATACCCTCGCCCAGAGCCATACGCTCTTCGTAGTCCTGTTTGATCTCCGAGTCGACATCTCGCAGGGTGATGTTGTTCTTGTCGCAGTACTCGTCAAGCTGGTGTTGGCACTTACTGCGGAAGGCTTGGATAGCCAGTTCCGTAACTACGTCTCGGGGCTTATCCCAAAGCTCCGGAGAATAGAACTTCTCCATGGCTACGTGGTAGGCAGTACCGAACTCGAGCGGCTTAGCCGTCGTACGAGGGTACCAGAACTCACGGAAGATCCAGTTCCACCTGCGTCGACATCCGCGGAAGGACTTCGACTCGCTGGTGTGCAACGAGTGCACCAGCTTTGCGTCGATGTAGTCCTGAACAGTCAGGAGCATGTGCGCTCGAACCTTTCACTTGGTTCACTGACTTACATATCTATTATATAGGGTCTCATCAGGGGAAATCAACGGTGACTTTTATGTCACTTAACCCCTGTCAAAATATGTAACCGCGGAGAGAAGTTCATGCCCAACTTGAGAACGGTGGGCAGGATCAGGCGAGTGCTGTTGTCGGTGTCCTGTGGCGTCTGCCCAGCAGGCATGATCCAGAAGTCATCTTCGAACAGGTCCAGTTCCTTTCGAAGAGCGTTCGCCTCGAGAACGTCCTCGGGCATCTCGCAGACGATCTTGAAGCACGCCTTGTCCAGCTTGGCGTAGCTAGCGAACTGCTTCAGGACAGGCATCTTGATCCGCTTCGATGCTTCGTCCACCGAGGACACAAGCGCGGATGTGATCTTGGGTGAGACGGAGAAGTGCTTGATCAGGTCGACGATCTCCGATCGAACCAGACGTGTACCGTTGGTCTCGATGTGGATGCTGTAATTGCGCTTGACCAGTCCTCTGAGCAGATGACGGAAGCCTGCTCTATCCTGGTGCATCAATGGCTCACCGCCGGAGATGACTACAACGTTCTGAAACCCCTCCAGAGCTTCGACACGCTCCAGGATCTCGTCGGCTTCGGTAGCCGGGTTTTCCTTCTTCAGGTCGTAGTGATCCTTGTCCCATGTCTGCTTGGTGTCACACTGGAAGCAGTGCAGATTGCAGAGTCCCAGGCGGATGAAGTTCACGACCCGGCCCATGTACGGACCTTCGCCCTGGATCGTTGGACCGAAGACGTCATTGAGCGGGAGCTTGAGGTCCACAGGACTCCTAGTCAGGGAAGAAGCGGATGTTCAGGTAAGAGGAACGAATGATCTGCACCGACATGTCATCGTGCAAGATCTGAATGTACTGCAGTGCACCAGTCTGGTCGACGGTGATGTCGTGGTCCTTGCAGTGGAATCGGTTCTCTTCCTCTTGCAAGGAGCCATTCTGGTAGCTGATGTGCATGGTGCCAGGAGTAGCAGGACCGTTGTGCTTCCTCAGGGAAGGATCCTCGTATCTGGCTTGGGGTCCGTACTGCTTGGTGGCTTCTCCGAACAATCCCATACTTCCGCCTTCCTGAAAACCCAGACCTTACGTCCTCTACTTGTGTGAAAGTCTACCCAAAACTTGAGGTCCTCTTCAGTGTCTGCAAAGGCCTGCCCGCCACGCTCTTCGAACCAGATAGCGATGGCGTCATCGTGCTTACTCACCGTGTCTCCGCCCAGTAGATGAATCCTAGGCCCACGAGAATGAAGACGACAGTGCCGACGATGATCCAGTCCATAGGTGTCATTGCTGCCTCACTAAACTAAAATCGCCGTCACCCCGATACTCAGGTGCCTGTGGAGTCCTTTCCAGAAGGTTCCGCCCGAGTGCCGTAAACCAGTGTTCGCCACGAGCCCATGCGCGAGTCGGCTTACCACAGGTACTGTGAACCCACCAGCCGTACTTCTTACCGCGAGTGAATCCACGACCTCCCTTACCTACAGTGCAGTCACAGAACTTCGTCGGCATCTGGTAGACCGCACGAACCTCAGGAGCGAAGTGCTTCAAGGAAGTATCCGCGTTCGAGGAGACGATACCCGTCTCCTGACAGGCCTCGACGAACTCGTCGGCCTTCTCGTTGTCGTCGAAGGCAAGCAGAACGTACCTAGCCAAAACGCTTCACCAGCTCTCGCCACATCTCGGTCAGGCTCTCGGTGTAGTAAATGACCTCGTCAGGTGAGGGAACGTCCCAAGTCTCGCCCTCCCGAATGTCCTTGCAGAACTCCTCGCCAGGCTCGTCCCTCTCGAACTTGACCAGCACGTACCTAGCCATTACAGGAGACCTGCCTCAGCCATCATGCTCTCGAGGAACGGGTTGTTGTAAACAAACGTCCGCGTGGCCAGCTCCCTCTTCGAGAGCTTACGGCCGTCCTCCCAGTGCTTGCGGTTGTCCCACT